TTGACTTCTCCCGGCATCTCGATTAAAGACATGGCCAGAGACGTCTTCATAACGATTAAACCTGAACCTATTACCAGAGAAACCGCGCCCGCTATTTGTCCCAGTGTTAAGATTGTGTAGAGCAAGTTCTCTCTTCTGTTCTTGTAGATCTATAACTACAGGGTTGTTTAGGAAAGCCTTGGTAGCGATATACCTTCTGGTTATAGCGAAGAGTGACGAAGAGTATCCTTGGATATGATTGAATGTTTCAAAATCCTTTATTAGCTCAAAGAATTTGACACGAATCACGTTTTCATCGCCTGACAAAGTCGTAGCAGGAGCAGCGTTACAGAAGTTCATCAAAGCGTCGTTGTTGATACTATTGCCATACTCGTAGAAATACCTTCTACGTGAAAATTGCCCTCCACCCCGCTCCATTCCTGAGTGGAGTAAACGCATTTTATGATCTACAGACAGAGACTTATTTTCTAGATATCTCGGACCGTGGATTTTTGCCAACCAAGAACACAGACGCTCTAATTCCTCAAGATCCGCTCCAAGTGAACGCCACATATTAAAAGCTACTTTCTTAATCTTCTCTTTATACATTTCTGCAATCTGTTAAACTCAGGTCGATACTGACAAAAAGATTCATCGTACAGTTCCTCATACTTTCCCTGATCATATAGTGAAAAGAATGAACCCATCCCAGAAACATCTTCACTTCTGTTCCATTCTTCGTTCTTAAATTCTGAATAATTCATTATACCTCCAATTTAATATAAGTACCGAAAGGGTTGTTACCTTTCGTATTTCGTGTGCCCACAAATATCACAGGGTATAGAGGGGCTTTACTTGGGTAGTCATGCCTACTGACACACATGTCAGAGAAGTAAATCAGCTGGTCTGGCTCGATTTGGTGTTCTTCCACGTATTGGAACACAGGTTGGAACGAGGTACCTCCCCCTCCCACAGTTTCAAAGGTGCTGTAATCAAACCAAGCGTCTTGCCCGTACTTCTCTACGTTAGCAACCCTATAATCCGCAGACATCAAGTAGACGCAACTAGGCTTGATATCATTGATGATAGAGTTAGCTTCTCCGATAAACGCCCTAGTCTCTTCCTCCGTAACTGACCCAGAGCTATCAAAACCAATCACGATTGGTCCTACCTCCTCTCCATCCATTGAAGGGAGATAGAGGTCGTCCCCTAAGAATTTACGATTAGGCTTACGGAAAGTGAAGTCCATAGGGTATTTGCTTTTAACTTCTTTGTGAAGCAGTTCAGCCCAATGAATCTTAGGCTCCCGTATATCCTTGATACGTCGCTTGATATCACCCGGTATAGAGCCCTTACCAGATGAACCAGCAGCGTTAGACGCTTTGATCACCATATCATCAATCTTGGCTCCGTACTCTTCCCTTTCTGAAGCTGACTGACCACCACCTTTTTGCACGTGTTCTTCAGAATTAGAAATCTGCTCTTTGATTTTCTGCTTCATATCTTCACTAGGTTGTACTCCGCCATTACCCGGGGTGTATTTAAAAACATCCGGCTGGTCTTTCTGGATGTTGTCTAAATACCGGTAGATCTCTTCCCAAGCCCAACCTGCTGTCTTCTTAGAAGGGTCGAACAAGGCCCCTTCGGGTAGTCTAAAATGCGCCTCTCTGAGTATAAGGTTAATAGCCCAGTCCATAGCCACATTACACAACTTAGGATCTTTTCCCTCCATCATGGCACAGTGTTTAAAGATCACGTGTAACACTTCATGAGCCAGAACGCCCCTAGTTTCCTCCTCTGTAATACCTGCCACAAAGTCGTCATTCCAGAAAACGTTAAACCCATCAGTACCCATCGTAGGTACCAACTCACTAGGTTGTACGGCTAACTGCAATAGACATGACCCGAAAAACGGTTCCGAAAATGCAAGGTTAGTTACAGCCCTGCTTACTTTTAGTTGGCTATCCATCTATTCTCCTAATCCACCCAGTATCCGAGAGTTCACTCTCAGTGAATGTGAAATCATATGTACCATCGTTGACCCGGAAAATTCCGGGCCCCCTTTCCATTGCGACGAAGAATTTCTGACTATTAAGGGGGAGTATAGTCCCCCTAGAGAAATCCAGAATCTCTACATTTATTAATCTAGGGTTAAGCATCGAACCCCCTACAAGAGCAAATCGCGACCATCCGTTACAACCCAAGAGCTAATAGCTTTAGACTTCTTGAGTTCAGGCGAACGCGCAATTGTCTCACGGATACAGAAAGCTGCAAACTCTTTGTTAGTAAAACGACGAATGTAAGTAACCAGCGCCTCCGCAGTCTCCGCAGTCACCTTGTGGGACATATTTGAGCACAGCGCATAAAGAACATCAGGGGCATCGGGGATAACCGCACTCTCTGGGTTAGGGAAGATCTCGTTAAGAACGTCTGGGAGCTCATTGTACATCCGCATGTAACCGAAGAAATCAGTTACCGCTGCTTCACCAATCTGACCCATCAGAGTGCCCCGGCTCAGACCCAAGTCCAAGTTGAGTTCCAAGATTGAGTTAACCCGTTCCCAAGAGCGAGGTGAGGGGCAAGCGTTCTGATTTGCATCAAACTTCTGGAGGTACTCAGGACGATCATTAATGAATGACGTTACCTCTGGTGCAAAGTTATTTTGCAGAGCATACTCACGAAAAGCCACATGATCCGTTTCGATATCCAAGTGAGTCAACCGATCCTTCAAGTGAGAAGGAAGCTGGGTCGTACCAGCACGAGCAGACATTGGGTTTCCTGCGGCTACAACGAATACGTTATCAGGTAGGATATGCTCACCAATACGGCGTTCGTTAATCAGCTGAGCGCATACGTTCAAGTTAGCGGTACCAGCTTGAGGCATCTCATCCAAGAACAAGATAGTAGGCTTTTTCTTATCAAAGCCCTTCATGAAGAACGGCGCGTACCGAACGTACTGTTCGTTTTCCCGATCGATAACCGGAAATCCACCGAGCTCACCTGCATCGTACTGGGCTACAATCACCGTCCGGATGTCCCATTGAAGTGAGTCAGCCAAGTCACACACCGCTGTAGTTTTTCCCTCACCGGGGAGAGACCACAACATAGGGATAAGGTAAGCGGCATCGGAAGAGTTCTTTGGAAGGTTCAAGTTATGTTGAAGCATCTGGGCTACGACTTCTACTGCATTAGAAATATTCATGTATGGTAGTCTCCAATATTTTTGTATAGTTAGTTGTGGGTTGCCTTAGGCAGCTCGTTGACCCACTGGTTCGTTTTGACGACTTTTAATTGTCCTATAGATTACAGCGCTTACTGCTACTGCACCAACCACGGCCAATCCAACCGGATGAGTAGTGGCCATTTTGACAGCATTCTTGGATAATGTAGTTGCTACAATTCCTGTTGCTACTCGTACAAGAGCCTTGCACTCTTCTGAGTTAGCTACGTGAGTTACTGTTGACATTACGTCTTGCATAAGTTCATTATATGTATTCATTTACGTTCTTCTATAGACCCTTTGGGAAAAGAGTCGTGCGGGGTTGCTTAAAAAACCCCTAACTATTGTTAGGGGTCCTCTAAGTCTCTTATCAATATTCCCATTCACCAGCTAGTCCATCTGCACTATACTCTGTGACGGTTGTCTCAAAGAAATTGTCGTGAGAGGTAGTCATTAGTGGTTCTAGCCAAGGCAAGGGGTTTGTTTTCTGTTTATAGTTTGCTTTAAGTCCAAGCTCAATCAAACGTCTATCTGCGATAAACCTGATATATGTCTTGACCTCTTCTGCCTTAAGACCTTCTATAGGTCCCATTTCATACGCTAAGTCAATGACCTTGTCTTCCAGAGCTACTGCTTCTCTCACCATATCGTATATCTCTTTCTTAAAAGAGTCATTGACAATCCTAGGGTGTTCTTCACAGTAAGTTCTAAAAAGCTTAGTCATTCCTTCACAGTGGAGAGATTCATCTCGTAGCGACCATTGTACGATTTCGCACATTCCTCGCATCTTACCGAAACGAGAGTAATTTATGAGCATAACGAAAGCAGAGAACAGACTCATACCCTCGTTAATAGCACTCCTAGCTACGGCGCTAGCAAGTCCTGAGTGACTCTTAGTGTTGATATCTACCATGAAATCAACCTTATCTCTCATTTCCTCATAATCTAAGAAAGCAGAGAACTCCTCTTCGGGTAGTCCTAGAGTGTCATTCAGGAGTGCATAGGCTCTCTGATGTACAAATTCTCTGCTGGAGAAACTAGATAACATAGCTCTTATTTCGTTATTCTTGAAACAAGGCAAATAGTGATCTAGATAGTTACCAGCCACAACAACATCTGACTGAGTAAACAGTCGTAATATCTGTGTGATGTGGTTCTTCTCATTATCATTTAGGTCCATTTTCCACTGGGCTAAATCTTCTTGGAGCTTACATTCTCCTTCATGCCAGTGCATTTTCTCATGCTCTACAGCTTTTTCTACTGCCCAACCGTACTTAAACGGCTTAAAAACAAGGCTTGCTTCAACTACTGACATGGTAGTTCTCCTCTTTGTCTATCCCTGACATGCCACACACTCCTCATCATCTTCGAGATCTTCCCCTAAGAATTCTACGAGGCCTTGATATCCATTCTCAATGTATTTGCCCCCAACGTAAATTTGAGGAACTGTAGTTACATCACGTCCAGTAACGTCTGCCGCAGTCACACCGGCAACACCGATGTCTATGTACATATATACCATACCTCGTTCAGAGAACAAATCACATGCCTTCTTACACCAAGGACAGTCTGCTTTACCATACACAACGGTATAGTCCTCATCATCTTTTAGCGCATGACGTTCCACGGATTGTCCTACCTTATCAGCAGTTCTTCCCGCTGTTGTTCGAAGATAGTACAAACCTTTAAGTCCCGATTTCCAAGCTTGTAGGTGTACTTTGTTAACATACTTTCTGTCTGATCCTGAAGGAAAGAACAGGTTAACAGACTGTCCTTGACAGATAAACTCTTGTCTATCGGCGGCATGTTTAACTACCCATAGTTGATCTATCTCGAAGGAGGTCTTGAACACACCTTTCTGGTGATCCGTAAGGTAGTCTAGATGTTGAACACTTCCCTCGTTCTGCATTATAGATACCCATTCTTCCTCAGTATTCTTACCTAATGACTCTAGTAAGTTCACTAGATGAGGTATCTTAATGACATCCGCGCCTGCCCTAGTACGGTGTGTGTATACATTTGCCTTAATAGGCTCAATACTTGCACTAGTACCACAGAGGATACTGCTGTTTGCATTGGGAGCTATCGCCAGCAAGTGAGCGTTACGTACTTTGGAATAACCAGCCGCATCAGGAGCCACTCCTTTCAACACCGCCAACTTCCTCGTAGATGCCTTAGCTCCTTCCGAAATAAATTCGAATACCTCACGATTAAGGTCAGCAGCTTCACGGCTTTCCCAAGCGATATTCTTACTCATCAACAAGCTGTGAAAACCCATAGCGCCTAATCCTAGAGAGCGTTCCCTCATGGCACTATACTTGGCTTTGCTCAATTCCTCTGGTGCATTGTCCACAAAAGCTTGTAGCACATTATCAAGAAACTCAATGAGGTCTTGTACCATGGTTGTCTCTTTCCACAGAGGATAGTGCTCTAGATTAACAGAAGACAAACAACATACAGCTGTACGGTCTTCACTAGTTGCTAAGTGTATCTCATTACACAAGTTAGAACCGTGTACCTTAAGTCCCATAGCCTTCTGGTAATCAGGTAGTGCCTTATTAGCTGTGTCAATAAAGTTGAGGTAGGGTGACCCTGTTCTGAAACGAACCTCCAGTAAGCGTTCCCAGATGTTTCTCGCACGTAGCGTATCAGTTACGGTCCCTGTGTGGGGACATTTTAGTTCCCAGTCTGCATTATCTAGTACCGCTCGCATAAAGGCATCAGTAAGGTTCACAGCGTTAAACAAGTTGAAACACTTCCGGTTGCTGTCACCGCCTGTTGGTACCTTAAAATTAATAAACTCAATGATATCTGGGTGATCAATATCTAGGTAGGCTGCGTAAGAACCCTTGCGAGTTCTACCTTGTTTGAAAGCGGTCATTTGAGCGTCAGATACTTTAAGCATCGGGAGAACTCCCGGTGACTTTTCAGTAATACCTCTTACGTCAGCCCAATGCCCACCTACACCTCCCCCTTTAACAGATAACCAAGCGGTTTCTTCGTGGTGCTTAGCCAATCCTCCTACTGTATCTGGTACATAAGACAAAAAGCAACTAATAGGGAGACCTACATGTTTCTCTTCCGGCTTAGGTGCGTTGCTCAGGATTGGTGACGAAAACATAAACCAGCCTTCGGATACATAATTGTAGATCCGTTGAGCTAGTCCCATGTCTCCACCACTATAAGCAACAGCTGCTCTTGCAAACGCTTCTTGCGGGGAAGTCTCCTCTTTTTCCAGATAATAACTTTTCAGTAGTTTTAGTGCCTGTTCTGTAAGTCTATCATCCCTCTTATGATTGATAACTATTCCATAACATTTCAAAAATCAGTCTCCTCTCTCTTTTCTTCTTAAATGGATGACCGCTACCCCCGCCTCTTTAAAAACAGATAGGGCAGAACGATCCTTGTAAAATTCCTCGAAGTACACACGGACGATACCGGCTTGTATGATCGAGGTAGCGCAGGTGGTACAAGGCAACAATGTGGTATACATGTGCGCGTCTTCTCCTGACAGCGTAGATTTTGCTAGCTTAGCAATAGCATTTTGTTCAGCATGTATAACATTATGGTTCGTCTTTCCATTACCATCTCTCATTGTGTTATCACAACCAGAGGGGGTACCATTGTAACCATATGACAGGATGTTAGTACCCTTAGATACTATACACCCTACCTTCGTTTTATGATCCTTGCTTTCTTTTGCTATTCGAATAGCTAAGTCACGCATGAAGGTCTCGTGCCTATTAGGATCATCTACTAAGATGTATGTCATTTAGTTTTCTCTCGGTAAAAATTTCTCTCGTGATCCTAACTACCCTCTTTAAGTTTAGGAATCTCTCGCCGTAAGTAGGCAATCTCCTTTAGTACCGTCTGAATCTTAATTTTATCTTCTAGCAGTTCACTTTGTAGTTGAGCATTAACCGCCCTTAACTCAGTACTTTCCTTACAACAAATTATTGCAAAGGCACTGCTTGTGAACACCGCCATAAGAGTCAATCCTATGAAAAGCGTATCCATAGCTCAGTTTTCCTTTTTGATAATACTGTTTAAATAATGTAACCGGGTTTTTTCTCAGCCCGAATTACTTCAGTTAAGGTTTTCTTCTTCAGTGACACTTCTTGTGACAGCAATTCTCTCACCCTCTTTAATGAAGGTTTCTTAATCTCGTATCGTATAGCCTCACTCACGGCATAGAAATCACCGGGGGTCAAGTACTCAATTTCACCTAATTTATGTCGGCTTAGTGAAGGGAAGTACAGCTCGAAACACTTCTGAGTCTGCTTAGCAGTCAAGAACTTAAACTCAAGCTTAAGAAAGAGACGCCGCAGTACAGCTGGGTCCAACCCACCGATTGAGTTAGAGGTAGCAATAAAGATACCTTTAAAGTCATCGAGCTCAGTAAGTAGTTGATTTACAAAGGTTCTTTGATAGTTACGATCGGCATCACTGCGGTTCCCTGCAATAGAGTCGATTTCATCAATCAGTAGAATCGAATTTTCTATTTGTGCTTCCATGAAAGCGTCATGTAGTTGCTTCTCACCCTCACCCACATACATGCTCTGCAACTCTGCATAAGTACGCTTAATTACTGATTGTCCTAGTTGCTCACCAATATAGTTCGCTAGTTTGGACTTACCTGTACCGGGAATACCATGCAACAAGAGGGAGATCATCTGTGGTTTCTCTTCCTTCTGGATCACTCCTTTGATTTGAGACACCAGATCATCTGCCTTGCGATCAGTATTGATCAGAGAGAGATCATACCTAGAATGGTCGATCGGAGGTTGAAAGGAGGCTACAGGGGTCTTGATAGTGACTTGGACATCATCCGCATAACTAAGCACCTCGGGGGACTTAGAATCTTTCTTAGCATCCTTCAGTACCTTCTTGATTTCTCGTATTTGAGTAGCAAGTTCGGTGATCTCCTCCTCTGTAAACACCACTGGGAACACTTTAAGTGCAACACCGGGTAAATTGTTACCTTTGAAGGTGATCTGTACATAGAAGCCGCTGGCCCAGTCTTGCTCGGTTGACTCACAGGTTCCACGGTGGAATCCTGAAAGAAGATCAGAGAGTCCTTGTGCGTTTAGTAGATCGTGCGCCTTGTCTTTATCTTTTCCATTGATGAAACTAGCATAGCTACGGATCTGACCAGCAAACCAATAATTGATGGCTGTACTACGAGGCATATACGCATACGACTCGCCATCCATAAGGAGACAGTGTGCTTCATTCTTGAGAGGAAAATACTCACCAAAGGTTTCGGGGACTCCGTGGTTGTAACCTTTGCGTTCTCCTTCCCGCTGAATCAGCAGGCTAGTAATCCACTCGCCATTAAGAAAATCTTGAAGTTCATTGTGATCCTTCTTGATCTGGGACTTTGTCTTTGGTTTTTTCTTTTTTGTAGCCTCTTCCGACTTTGCAGCTGTACCTGCCTTAAGAGCTGCCAATACACTGCATAGAGCTTCTACAGTCCCTTGTAGATTCACATAAAGTTCTTTGTCTTCGTCTTGTAATGCGTCCCAGTTAATGGAGAATGTTAGGAGAGTTATGAGGGAGTTTACATACTCCTCAGTTACATCTGGCTCTTTGATTTTAACCAAATCTTCTACAGAAAAGACATCCCCGCTCTTTACTTCGTAGTAATGAACTAGGGAGGTATATGCCCTGACATACATTCCCTCTGGAGATGATCTCTCTGAGAGTATTTGGTACAACCCTATAAGAGCTTGCTGCAGCATCGTCTGATTTAAAACTATGTTTGTTTCTGTCATATTATAATTCCGGTTCTAGTTCGAACTCATTATTCTTATCCACGAAAGATAACCTACAAGTCTCATGATTATACAAAGCACCACCCGCATCCCCGGTTTTCCCGGTATGCCGTGACTTCAGTACTCTAATTTTGATAGTGTTTCTTTCCGTCAAACTTTCTGCTACAGTATTTCTAGAAAATGCTATTATCTGGAAACTGATTTGTTTTACGGACCCAGAGCCTTTAATGTCATCCATCGAAGGCATTCGTCCCTCCTCAAAAGAGGTAGAGTCTTGCTTTGTCTTACGAAGGTGGGATATGACTCCCATCCACACTTTATGTTTCTTTGCATTTTTCAATAAATCAGACATGACCTTATCCACCGCAGCGTTTGCATCAAATACTTCTGTTTCAGACACTGCGATAGTCAGGTGGTCTAGTATAATGTATTTACAACCCATTAAACATAGAGTCTCAATCTTGTCCATTAGGGAGTCATCAGACACAGAACCTTGATGGTCTAGCATCTTGACTTGCCCATTGCTAAAGATTGATTCGAACGCCTCTCGTTCCTCTGCTTCATCCACATCTACTTCCGTTAGGTTCTGTTGCAGCACCATTTGGACTAGTTTCTGCACAGTATCACCGGGATCTTCCTCTAATGATACGATACCAACAGCATCCTCTGTGGTCTCCGCAAGGTGTAGTATAATCTCTTTAATCAAAGTAGACTTACCTGAACCTGTCCCTGAAGTAAATAAGTCTACTTCTCCAAACCTAATACCTTTGGTCAACTCATTGATCCCACGAAGGCAGTCTGGTAACGCAATAGACTCTATATTCTTACGATCTAGGAACTTATCCCATAGCTGTTCCCCTTGGAGAATACCAGAGGGAGACCACGGTTGGGCATCCCAGATAGATTCCAAGATCGTTTTATGCCCATGTTCTAGTAGTGTCTGGTTTGGATCTTTCTTAGGCAATTTGGCAATCTTCACCTTGTCCACACCCACTACCTTGCACGCTTCTGCTAAGGCCTTATTACCAGCTTCGTCGTTATCCAGCATCAGTACGACTTCATCGAAGCCTCTCACCCAGTCTCTTTGTTTGAGGAGGTGTTTAATACCCGTAGCACTTGGGAGTGATACAACCGGGTATATCTTCTGATATCTTTGATAATAAGCGTATGCCACAGACATGGCGTCTAGTTCGCCTTCTGTGATAACTAAACGCTTCCCACCATTGAATTTCTGTTGTCCAAACAGTCCTTCTATAGTTCCGACAGCCCAAAAGTCCTTTGTAGCTACTTCCCTTACTTTGTATCCTACGGTCTCCTCCACACCATAAGGGTAATAGTGTTGGATAATGTTATTGTTACCGTCTACTCCAACCTTAACATCAAAGAAATCAGTAATGTCTTTGGGTAGGTTTCTTTCCTTGAACCCCCTTACGGAGAAGTTAGATACATCGAACAGCGTTAGCTTGGACGTACCTTTACTTGGAGTAGGCTTCTTGGTTATCTTACTAGGGTCGTTAGGGTTAGGGTGTACGTGGTCACAGGCAAAACATTTAGCTGGTCCTTCTTCGTACACAGCTACTGCGTCACTACTGTTACACTCACTACACTCCATGTGCCCTAAAAACTGGCTTTTCTGATCTGCCATATTACTCCTTACTGTCTTTTCCACTACCTACTATAAAAGCAGTTGTGTAGGCGGCTGCGGCTCCCCAGCAGAATATACTAAATGGGGATAAAGGAGTCCCGGTAATCACTGCATAAGGAACAGCTATAACGCTCCAGCTTATGGTCATGATGATCAGTCCACCTATCGTAAATTTTAAAAAATTCATTATTCTATTACCTCTAAATGTCCGTACTTCTTGACAAGTGCTTCTGACTTCTTAGCAGCCTTGTTCATCGTTTCGTGTTGGGCATGGTCTTCTTTAGGTATATAACGGATAGGCGCTACCTGATTATTATACCATTTTCTCTGTCCACTAGTGTCCCGATCGGTGATAGTACATAATACCATCTGCAACCAAGCTTCACTATAATTGCACCAAGCTCTTGTCTGAAACACACCTAGTATGTGGTAAGACATATCATCTCCTTCTTTCTCATCCAATTGTAGTTGGACAGAGGAAGTCTTGTAGGATCTCCAGAATGATTTCCCGGTCTTAGTGTAGGTGTTCTTCTTATACGTCCAGAGTTGCTTCTTCCCGATGTAGAACTTGTTCTTGGTCTTATTAATTACCAAGTACACAAACCCAAAGTACTGAGAGATGTCTACGTTTACGCCTGTATATACCCAGTGACCTAAGTCCCTTTTGATATAATCTTTCTTAGCTGTAAATTTACCCATCCTCCGACTCACTCGGTTTGTCTGTATCCTGCAAGGAAAACATGTCTGTTGGGGTCCTCATGATGTGAATCAAAGTACCCGTGTGCATCATATTTTCCTTCCAGTCAACTCCATGTGCATCATAGTACGCATCGATGACTCTTTGCTTCCGTTCTTTGCTGGTGGTAGCTCCCTCTAGGATCTTACCAGCTTTCACAGGACCTACCATCCATAAGCCGGGGATATCATCCACAGAGTCTCCAGTTAGCACCTGTGTCCAGTAGTGTAGATCCGCTTCATCCTCACTCATATGTAAGAAAGCATCTCTGTGAATCAGGTAATGTGTTCCTTCAATACAGTGTAGATCTTTATCAATACTGGCAATTATATAGTCATTCCCTTTGGCTTTCTCTTCTTCAGCCCAGATTCTCACTAGGTCATCAGCTTCCATACCATGAGCAGGGGTGACTAACCCCTCCTCAACTAATTTCTTTCTCAACAGGAAGTAGTTAGGGTTCTTCTCTTTAGCCTTCTTTCTCCCGGTACCAGACTTATACTTAGGGCAGAATGCCACCCTAAAGTTAGAATCACCAAATACCGCAATCTTAGTGCTGTCAATATTAAAACAACAATTCTTGATATCTTGTAGAGCCTTCTCGTATTTCTTAAATGCATGGTTTAGGCTTTTAGAGCCCCATCCACACCTAAATAGTAAAGGATCTCCATCTACTATCAATGTTAACATATAACACTCTCTATTTTTATTGGTCTATAGAGTGATTGATTTATTCAACACCCCTTGGTCCTGTGACCACTTGTGACCACAGAGTTCACAATCATACTAGATTGCGTGGTTGCTCATAGTGTACTCCTAGTGCGTTTCAGCCCAATTGTTTCCAATCATAGACTCACCATCCATACACATGACACCATACCATTTAGGGGCCTCTCGGAAAGCTTCAGCTGAAATTTCAGCGGCTCTCTTGGCCTGCTCCTCTTTTACAGACCACTGCATCTCATCATGGTAGAAGATCAGAGGGACAGCATCAATGCTTTCTTCTTTAAACTTCGCCCAAGCATATGCTACAGCTGCCTTACAAGTAATACCTTCTGCTGATTGCAAGAGGTAGTTGAGTGCTTTGTGAGATGAGTCCAAGTAGATTCGACGACCATCTAGCGCAGGAATACTAGGCTTCCGCCCTTGATTCTCGGAGTTATTTATAATGGCATAAAGCTTATCTACAAGATCTTTGTAACCGGGTATAGCCTTAGCAAACTTACTTTTAGACTCTGAACCCGCTTTCTTGTCTCTCTTCCCTGTTAAAATCAAACCTAGCTTCTCTAGGCCTGCTCCAAAAAGGAAAGCATAAATCCACGGCTTAGCTGTAGGTCTATTACAACCTAAGATATCAGCGTTCTTCTGGTGTACATCACCATTGATCACGGTGTCAGTAAAGTCATCGTCCTTAATGTAGTGACATAATGCTCTAAACTGGTTACCAGCTGAGTCTGCCCCTACTACTTTACGTCCTGCTTCTACACCAAACAATCCTCTCATTTGGGGTCCCCACAGGGCATCAAGACCGGGGACATTCACAACAATCTTGTGAGAGCTCCGTCCAGTAGGGGTACCGATAACAAACATGTCACCGTGGATCCTCCCTTGTTCATCAGTGCTTGCTAACCAACCCTTCAAGATACCTAATCTCGATCGAGTAGAAAGGAAGTTGTGGATCATCACCCCATCATCCCCTAGAGCATATAGAGACTCTTTACAGACCTTCGGTGATTTCTTAGTGAACTTCCCTGTCTTGGTGTTCTTCTCCCAGTTCCAATCAAGAGGTTCCCATCCTATATTATAAAGATGCTGCTTGATGTGGTCAATAGAGTTCAAATCAGGATCATCATACCTCACCTTGATGTACTCCCCGGCTAGCTTAGGGCTAGGGAAAGCATCTTCAGGTAGTATCTGGCAATAACCCGGCTCTTTGAAGTGATTCAGACTAGGCTTCTTATATTTCCCGTCCAACCTGTATTCAGGCTTTGATACCATATAAGTACCATTTGGGTGTTTTTTAGCTACTATTTTGAGGAAAGGTCTCATCTTAGGCAGGAGGATGGCGGTAGTCTCTTCCAGCTGCTGCTCCATCTCTTCTTTCAACTCAAAAGCTCGCTCCTTGTTAAACACCCAACCTGTTTCCGTAGCTTTCGCTTGGAATTCGGCCAGTACGTGCTCTACCCTCATACTCTTTCTCATGTACTCAGGATTCTTAGAAGACTTTAGGAACTCAGTGAGCTCCCTTGCGAGAACCCTGTACACCCTCAAGCTTAGGGTCACATCATCCCTACAACGCTTAATCATGTCTTCACTGTAGTTCATCCAGTCTTCATGCTCGGGCTTGGGAAAGCCCAAGTATTCACCCCATAGCTTCAAGCTATGTTGCCCACCAAATCGGAGGTAGTTCAATACTTGAGACATTAGTAGTGTATCTCTTACAGTAAGATCGACACTAGGAACCCAGTCAAGTATCTTCTTCATAACAGGAAGGTCGTACTGAATAATATTATGGCCTATGATCTCCTCGGCATCATCGAAATGTTTTCTGAATGCTTTCAGAGGGCGCACATAAGGATCCTTCTTATTCTCCTGATAATATTCATTACAAAATATATACTCTTGTTCTGTCTTGATGTCTTTCGTGACAATCATCCAGACCTTGTTTATAGGGGGGTTAAGTCTTTCTTTTCGCAGAAGACCATTGCCCTCCAAGTCGAAAACTATCTTCATACTTGATTACTCTCTATTAATCCCTGCTCCCTCATGCTGCTTCTTTCGCCAAAGGTTTAAGCCCTCTTGTGTACTAGAATTAATTTCATAATCAGGAAATTTCTCTATCATCTTATTAACATAAGCCCAGTTTGCATGATAGTTATTCCAAGTCCAATCAAATCTTAGTTGCTTATTCCATACTCCTCTGGCAAAGTCCGCACTAACAGCGATATTTCCGTCGGGGCCAATCCAAGCTTTAGATAAGTTACAACACATTTCATTAGTAATATAATATTTTGGAGATACGTCCTTGGTGAATATAAATTGCACTTGTTCATCAGTATTCCAAAGGTTTAGCAAGTCATTAGGTGAGTAATTCTGAAAGGAGGAGTTTAGGATGCTGTCAAACACGATTAGGTTGCCGGGATAACTTCTCGTGCCATCCCCTCTTTTTAAAAGGTTCTCACAGTTTTTCTCAGGTACTATCTCTTTTACATTTGAGATTCCAGTTAACCCGCTAACCAAAGGTAGCAAGAGCTCCTCATCGAATCCTTCTGGAAGAGGTAAAAAGACATCTATGTCTGCTGGCTCTCGTTCTAAAAGCAAATCCCGAATCTGACCTCCAGCTATATAAAGTTCTTTTGTTCTGAAGTAATTACTGAACATGCGCACTAAACTCTTAAGCTTTCTCTCTCTGGCTTTGTATATAGGGGAGTCTTTGATAACTTCACTAGGTTCTGCTGTCGCAATATAGCTCATGTTAGTCTTCTCTTTGTTGGTTTCTGAGGTTTTCGTCATCTTTGACCACTTCGTTAATTAGGTAGTTCAGATACCAAGCGGCCTTTTCTAACTCTTGCAGTAGGGGGTCTTTCTTTCCTGCACGGAACATATATTTGAAAGTTTGAGCCATTAAGTTAGCGACCCGTGGGTCGTGACCTAACAGCACGTACAGCATGATATCCTGATACTGTAATCCGCTTGGGAACCTCTCGTAAGCCTCCTTTGGGATGATACGGTAATGTGCGGGGTTGACTGCTGTATTTTCGCTGGATCTATCTGCGTAGGGCATCTCTTCTTTTCTCCAAATATTGAGCTGTTATTTTTACGTATTGAGTTCTCTTAGGTATAAATACCGTTATCTGCTCGCTTTTCTTGCGAAGGAAAGCTATAGCAAGTATAGGCACACCTTCATCAGTGGCCTTATCATCTAAGTACCCGTAGGCTCGACCTCTTGCAAAATAGAAGGGCCCATACTTCTTGATACTTCCGCCAGCGAATGACTCAGAGTTCCCATGAGAGTTGGTGAACCTAACATACCACAAAGGCTCCGCAATATAACCAATCGCTTTATTATTTTCCCCCTCGACGTAGTCTCCTTTGGCTGAGAAGGGGTTCAGGTTTTTATGTTTCACTACACTCTTAAAGATCCTCAAGATGTGCATAATACCTCCACTTTAGTAGTATCCTTTCACAGCCTCAATAGCTTCATCAAGATCATAGTGGATCTCAGTTGCCATTGACTGAATAAAGGGGTGTGGAAAGTCCTCTTTACTACCCCACATAATCATGATCTTGTGCTCAGTATGACCAAACATAAGTTCCATGCTGGTCCCTGTGCCTCTACCTGACGACCTACGAATGTCTGCTAAAATGACACGACTAGACGCTATGTCCTTCATATCCTGCTTAAAAATTCTCCGAGAGACATTCATAACGCGCCTCTCAGCACCTAGAACCCCTTGTAACTCCTCGTGGTATGAGACACGTCGGGTTGGGTCTAGGCAATTGATGTCATGTGTGAGTAGCGAAGCAGTTGCATATTTGCGCCACCCCACCATGTCTTCATATTGGGCGTCTTCCATCGGACCCGCCAAATATACGTAATCTTTCATATATACATATCCTCTTTATTACCCATAAATCACTTCATCGAACAGAGCTGTCTGTAAGATAGCATCACAGTCATCTGCGTCTAACGTAGCCCCTCCGTCTGGGTCCATCACACATCGCATTATATATGCGACTTGCGTTGACCACAGGTCGCTATCACCCGAACAGATCTTACTCAGTGCGCGTGTGATGTCTTTAAGCTCCACAAACCCCTTACCTAAAAGCTCATCGTCATCGTCTGTAATGTTACGTATTAACCAAACATTTAAATCCTTGTCTCGCTCAGGACTATAGCTGGCCCAATAACCAATGCCGCCTTCGGCAGCAGTAGTCAAGATGTCACACAGGAACTCGTAGGTAACAGGGAGACTCAATTTTACTTTGTAATCATTCATATCTATATCTCTATTAGTTAGTCCTAGACGAGGCACTATGCCCCCTCGTCGTCTCTGCGAATACCCTCGATCCCAGCTTGTTCAACGCATAGTTCACATGACAGGTCTGCACCTACGCGGATAGACTCGTCAATATCAAGTTCTGCCCCGCAGTCTGCACACTGAAAGAGGTCATCATCAGCAATTTCTGTACTCATATCTATATCCGGCCGGGGCAGTGACTCCAGTCGTTCCAGCTCCTCGATCTCCTCAACGGTGAACACCGGCTCGGAGCAACGCAGGATATATGTGGCACCGTCACACATAGCTACGTGGTCAATGTACTTGTGTAACAACAGTTCGTAGTCCATTAGTCACCCCTTTGTTATTCTTCACCCAATTTTACCATCATCATTTCGAGGTTGGATGGGTCATCGCTGAAAAGCTCAATCGTGAACTTCTCGCCTCTAGTATTGGTCAGTATAATACTTCTAACCGCATAATCCACCACGTTGTATTCCTGATAACGAAGTTTCTTAGGGGTGATTTCTACGTTCTTAATTTGGTGGAATGCTTGTGATTTTAACATATTGTGTTTCCATTGGATTAATTCTAGACTAGAGCAGTTTGACAACTTGCTCAGGTTGTAGGTTACACCACCATAGCGTAAATATATTAATTGGGGCCGACGTATGTCTCTGCTTCTGCAAGGCTAGACTCGGCAGTTATAATATATCAACGTTGCCGCTGAAGCATTTACTGTCGCAACTGCGTAGTTACCTGTTAAAAAACAGACAACAGCTGACAGTGCGTTCGCACCAATTACTACCTCTACGGTATTATTTTTTAAAAATTCTTTAACTTTGTTCACTCTAATTCTCCTTTGTTTGATAGTTCGCTATGATACTATCTTGATTCTGAACAAGCTCAATTAGCTCATCCATCTTTGAATCTACAGCATTTAAGTGTTCAAGGACACCGTAACCTAGACTCTCTAATGCCTCAAGTTTTTCCTCTGAGGGGCAGCTGTCCCATCCTAGCACCTCTGATAGCTGCTCAACTAGTGTAAATTCTTCTATCATTTTATCCTCCAGAATAATATTCTTCCTCTTTAATTAAGCTGAGTCAGTATGAACGACCAGATCGCGAATAATCATATGATCTGTGTTAACACAGGCAGGGTTCTCACATGTATGCTCAATCCCTTGCCTTTCTTTGAGAAGTACTCCAAGATTACGTTCCCATGCGATAACATGTGAAAACTGCCATACTCCTTCTACCTCAAATCGACCATGACCTGTTGCAGTCATACGTCCTTTCCAATTGTGACAGCCCGTTACAGAATTTCTTTTCCAATTATCGTCAAATTTCTTAGGCATGGTTTATCGTTATTCTCCTATAGAAATACTACAAATTCAATAACGGACAAGAGGAACACTACACTAAGGATAACTGACTCATGCTTGTACCACTTAAGGGAAGTATACTTCATGCTATTTGTCCTTCTAGGTTAATCCAGTACACCATTAATTTTCCTTTGATCATTTTGAGTTTCCTCCGTATAAATTACGTAATAAACGCGATCTCAACCTTTTTTGAGTTTCGACCTCAATCTTGAGCTGTTTAATTTCTTCTTCCATTTGTTCAACCGCTTTTATGATACACAAGTTATCATGATAAGGGTATACGTAACCGCAGTATTGGCAGTACACTGACTTGTTATCTGTCATATCTCCATACTCAACATTCTCCCATAAATACACAGACACCAGTAGCTAGTGCTAGTGCCCCATACATGACCATAGTTGCTTCAACCGGGCTTAAATAAAAAGGTGCTACAAAGCAAACAAGTGCCGCAAAGACCCCTAATATAAATGCTAAAGACAACCCATACACGAACAATTTCATACTATCACCTAGACTAATAAAGAAGGGATCTAGTTCTTCTTACCTGTTTTCATTTTCTTGGCACCTTTATTACTCCTCTTTGATTTATCCTTTTTCTTCTTCACCTCATCCTGATACCCAATAGTGGACTCCAACGTGTTGATTGCCGTGATAGCCTCTTGTATCAGATCTGCCTTCTCTGTGGCTTCCTTAGATATCAGAGCTAGTTGCCAACTTCGAAGTTCTGACTTTAGTTTTATGTAAGGAGACTCCATATTTATTCTCTCCTATAGCACTGCAAAAAGATAACAACCTACGATAATAACTACCGAAATTCTGGCCAGCCAGTCGGGAAGGTCACTCATGCTTTCTCCTATACTATTACTATAAATTCGATAAAAAGACCCCCACAGCGTCAGCTATAGGGGTTCCTCTTAAAAAATTCTTTTTACCATTGAGAGTCGTCAGACTCGTCCGTGTCTGTAGGCACTACCACTTCAGTCTCACCCTCTACTTCGAAAGCAGACTGAGCACCAGTGTACTGCACTAACTTGATTACCTGAAGTGCACGAGGAGAAAACCCCACACCTTTCTTGCCGTTCATCTCATATTCATATGAGTCAATCTGAACGTGACCAACAGAACCGTTACCAATAATAGATGCATCTAGAGGGGCTAGGCTTGCGTCTACTACACGTATTGGGTCTCGCTTATCCCCTTTTCGGGTTTCTGATTTACGCTTAAGGTTCACTTGGTAAAAGCTACCATCGTTGTCCTCTTTCATAGTAACATGCAGACCATGCTTTTTCCACTCCGCTGACTCTTTCTTATCTCGGGTGCGAATCTGAATCTCCCAGTGAGGGATATCAGCGTTGAATGGGTTGACTGGTGTTACAAGCTTAGCCCAGAAGAGTTCAGCGTCTCGAATTACAAATGACATATTATATTGTCCTTAAAAGTTTATTTTATATTATTAACAGAAAGCAAAGTCTGATTTCAGAACTTCACTTAAATCTAAGTTGCCACGTTCAGGGAAAAGGTCTAGTGCATCAGTCTGAGATAGCAATTGAGCCAGAGGATCAGACTTGTAGAAATGCATAAACTGCTCTCTGGTTACAGCGAAGAGTGACTCCATGTTACCGGGGTGACAGCCGAAGCTATCGTGTATCGTAGTTACAATGAAGTCTGATTTTATTACAATCAGGGTTAAATGTGCAGCATCAAATGAATGCACAACGTTAGGAGCAGCACCTGTTGACTGCTTCCTCCGATCAAGCTTACCGGTCTCTTTGGGTTGGATTGTCAGTTGCAAACCTTTGCCTCTGTTTGATCCACAGAATCTTACTCTCACTCGTACTTCCTTAGTCTTTAGGTACTCCTGTACTATAGGGAAGTTTGTTATGGGAGCACTCCACGATAAGAATTTGTTTTTATTATTAGCTCTCTCAGCCAGTTTCTGGAATAGGCTCAGCATAGTTGCGGGGCCTTTGAGATGTTCTAACATTGTATCTCTTAGTAAGTCACCGAAGGGGTTAGACCAAGACTTATCTTTGAACTTGAGCTCTTCACTAAGGGTCTTAGTGTCATCAAATATCTGGTCTCTCACACCCTGACGGGTAACTCCGTAACCCAATGTCATCACAGGTCTCTTTACTGCCTTCCGTTGTATCTTTTTATCATCCTTAAGAAGTTGCCAAAAGGGGATATAAATATTCTTAGTGAGATCTTTGTTGGCCTTACGCCAACGGTCAAGCTCTTGAAAAGCTTCATCTTTTTCTTGTTTGGTCTCTGCTACTTCTCTTTTTAGTTTGATTTCTTTGATCTCTTTCATCAAACGAGGAAGTTCTTCCTTCACTGGGTCTTCTAGTTTATGATATTCATCATCGAGGGATTCCCAAGTTTTATCAGCAACATACTGGTATACGTCTCCGGGGACCTCCGTAGGTACTAGGTTCACCAGTGGTGCAATGTTCTCATCGAGAGACAAAGCGGTTAAGTGCTGGACAGCATTGTTACTTCCGTCAACGAAAATTGGAACACCACAGTTGTAGTCTTCAATCTCATTCTGACCAATAATGGTCCATAAGTGGATATTGTACCACTCGAACGCCATAGCCAAAGAGGACCACGGCTTGTCTGTTTCCATCCAGTTATTGTTAGCATGAGGATCGGTTGCCCAAGACATGATCTCTTCGAGGTTTTCTTCCACATACCCTACACGATCATCTAAGGGGAGCTTGTCTTCTCCAATACAGTTAGCTGTGTGAACAGCCAGCCAATACGCTCCTTCTTCTCCTAATGGTATGCTATCTCTGTAGCGTATAAGACCCTTAGCATTGTCAGAGCTCTGCTCATTCAAGTAAGGGGTCATAGGGTATATGCGACCTCGAAAGTCACAGTTGTATGCTTGGTAGAAAGTTCTATCACCAATTTTATTCGATATAGTCTTTATGAAATCAGCTTCTAGGAACATTCCTGCTCTACTGGCTACCATTTCTTCTTTATCATGTTTAAAAGGAGACCGAGGGGCAGGAATGTAATCTCTCTTCAGCAATTCTTCCCTAGATTGGAGAGACATCAATTCTTTATAAACCTGAAACACATTTTGGTTGATGATGTAAGGTGTCTCCTGCATCTTATTCAGAGCATCATACACACTCTTTGCAGAGATAGGGGTCATCTTCTTTAGTGTTGAGGTAGAAGCTCCTCTAATGATAGAAGCCTTCATACCTACATGATAGTAAGATGTCCAATCCCCTGCAGGGTTTAACAGAGGGAACTCAGGGGTATCCTCTATGTCCTCACTGAGTATAATTTGCTCCAGTAAGGCTGCATCGGTGCATACCAGTACGTATAGAGCATTCTCGTTTGGCTTAGAGGAGCGTCCCTTGTTCACCCTCTTGATGTCTAGTAAGTGAACCTCACTGTCCTTCTTGTCTTTGTTACAGAAAGCCTCTAACACCTTTACACCGATGTGGAGGGAGGCCTTTGTTTCTTCCTCTATCTCTTCCTCTTTATAAAACAACCGGATAGAAGCCCCTATTGATACGGCTACTGAGGTCAGGGAGGATCCTTGAACTACCCCTAATACCACCTTGCTAATGACCAACCGGTAGATATCTTCTATAGAGAGATCAATTTCTTCCTCTATGTGCGCCCATAACCAGTGGGCCTGAGTCCGGCTGTCTTTGGTTGTAAGCAGCCTTTCTGACAAGCTTGCAATCAGTTTATCACGCATTATTTATTCCTAATCAACATCTCTTGATTTTGGTCTATAAAGAGACCTATTATTCAAATTCATCCCACTTGGGATCGTACGTTCTATCCTGTACACACAGCCATGTGTACCCCATTTCTCTGTAAACAGTCTCGGCTGTTTCTATACAACGTTCCTCTGAAGGTTCGTAGTGGAACGCCATGAGGTCTGTTTCGCATGATACATTAGAACATATTATTACTAGAATCCACCACATATCTGCCTCCAAAAAAAAAAAAAAAAAA